CCATTTATATATGGTAAATTGGTGGTTAGAATTTCAACAGTTCTATTAGGCGGTGTATACCCCTTGATAATTGTACAACACATGTCGCTAAAAATATTTTGTTCGTTTCTCGTAGTATTAGCATATATACCACCGCCACGTTTTTCATAATACCATGCGCTTTCGCCATGTTTTAGTTTTAAGTTTTGCTGCCCAACATGCACCTCAAATTGATAAAGATTATCACCTTGTGTGCTGTAACTTCCACTTGTTAAATGAATAATTTTATACATATTATAGTTTCCTTGTTATAGCAATTCTTTAATAAACTTCCAAGATTTTGTATTATCGTAGTATAGTTCATCTGCTAAATCAAAATGATTTTTCATAAATAATATCTCTCTTATAACAGGAGTGTTATATCGCTGTAGTGCCCGATAGAACTCACCGTTTTGATTTAAAGATTCCCCTGTCTCTAATTGACCAACTGTTAGCATTGTGGGAGGAAGAGGTGAGTACAATGTACACACAGCAGAACACAGGGTTGCTTGCTCTGGGGAAAGTTTCATATATTTACCTCTAGCAGAAAGTTGCATTGGGCGCATATCATAATAACCACTTGCAAGGTATATTCCAATAATACTTTCAAGATCATCTCTATTTGCCATCTTAGTAGCAGCAGAAGCAACAACTGATGCTCCAGAAGATTGCCCCGCTAATATTACTTTATCAGAGACTTCTGTCCGTATAAGATTAATCAAATAGATAGCGTTATCAATCATTTTAGGTAACGAGGTGTCATCTATTTGAGGATACCCAACATCAATAAGAGATATACCATTGGGCACTAAAAGATTTGCCCATAGAGAGAATGTCTGTTTCTTTGCTCGTAGGAAAGCACCACCGGAAAATACTACCATGACAGGAGTATTATCCCCCGCTGAATACAGGTCATATTTCATTTTAGAGTGGCTACCATATGAGATATCTACTTGAGGATTGAAGCGTTCTATTACTTCCTTAGTCCTCACACTATTTAATTTAGCGGAATTTTTTAATGGCGAAGGTCTATCTCTCATTGACACAGGATTACCATCCTCACGAAATGGCAACATACCATGATAAAAGTTTTTGTCTAGTTCATCCTGTGTAAGACCATTATATACGATACTTATTTTAACAACTCCCTATTTTCTAAATGCTCTGCTGCAATGTCATCTTTAGACTGCCCGAAATAACGAACCGCATTGTGAGTCTTGATAAGTTCTTCATTCACAGTTGATTTAATTTCAACACCATCATAATCATAGTTGTAAATAAACTCGCCCAGAATACGACCATATTTTCCCTTACCATCTTTTCGTGTTCGAAGTGTATGAAGGCTACCAAGGGGAAGGTGATTTTGAACAAATCCCTTTGCTATAAGACCATAGACTTTCTCTTCATCATCACTAGTCCTTGACTCTGGAGTATCTATACCATAAAGACGAATACGTTGTTTTTTCAGCCAAATACCAAATCCTAAATCAATATCTACGTCTACTGTGTCGCCATCTATTACTTTAATAATTTTGCATGGATATTCGTACATTATTTTTCCTTTAGCATTTTTTGTAACTCAGCAGTACTCCCAACAAAGAGTGCATTTGTCACACTCTTCGGTGCATTATTAGGAACCTCTTTTAGTTTTTTCATCTTTTCTTGTAGGTCACCTAACTTCTCGGTAACTTCTGAGACTTGTTTGATAAGATTTCCAGCAACCTCATATGCTCTTGGATGCTCTCCTTCTTTTGCAAGTTCCAGTATTCCCTCAATCGCATCAGAACCTTGCTGAACCAACCTATAGAAATTATCTCTTTGATATTTGTAATCAATATCTATATCTCCATCAAGCAAATTATCTGGATAACCAGAAACTTCAGATGGTGTCATCTTAGTAATATTTGAAGTTTCTTTCATAAATTCATCGGGTGTTATAACACCTAATGCTTCATCAATCTTTTTCATTATTTATCAGTCCCACTTTCAGAATCATAATTTTTAGAATCTTGGAAGAATGATGATGTTTCACTAAATCCAAAATCATCATCAGCATCAGCACTGGTTGGGTCAGGCGTGACAGTATATCTTTGTTCCCTTGTTGGTGCTTTATCAGGTAGGTCTGTATATTGGTCAACCTGTGCGGTTTTAATAACACTTTGTGATGTAACAGGACCATAGAGATAAAACTTACAGGTAAAATCAAGAGTATATATAATTGCCCGTCTGTTAGTAAAGTCTCCTGTATAATCATCCTCATAACTAATACCATTAAGAATTACAGGCACGTCTTTCGCTGTACCCATGTCAGGATTATCTTTCATTGTAATAGTATAATCCGGCTGGAAGAAAGGAAGAATTTGTTCAACAATTTGCAAAGCGTCATCTGAATTTTTTGCTAGAATATAAAGAGTAAAATTAATGTTGTAAGGGACAGGCATAAATTGGGATTCTAACTGATTAGTTGTACCCGTCTTAACTTTTTTAAATTTTTGAATCCGGTTTAATTTTCTAGATGGGTCATAAGTAATTCCTGCAATTTCAAAACCAATACGAGGTAAGGTTACTGCTACCTGTTTAGAAAGGTTTGCATCTTCTGAAAGGCGAACAAGGAATTTCTGTCGAGGTCCATACGCCAGTGGCACCTTCATAGTTTGTTGAACTACTCCAGCATTGTCCTTACGAACTAGATTAATATCATTAAATAATGAACCGAACGATACTACAACCCTACGGATTGTCTCGTGGTAAAACTGTGTTCCTAACATTAATCTGCGCTCCCTGAATCACCAAATGGATTTTTCTCACTAAAGTCGAGAATATCATCATCCAAATTGTCAAATATGTCATTTTGTGCGACTGCCCTATCACCTGTGACGGAACCCCCACCTATTATATAGTCTTCTGAAATAATATAACCACCATCTTCTGCAAGTAAAGATTGACCGCCAACATCCTCATCCTCGCCAATAATGTAGTCTGTAGCATCATCTGCTGTATTATAGAGAAGGTTGTAAGCAGCACCCAGAGTTTCATTTTGTGGAAATGGTAATACTTGAGGTGATGCCAAATCTTGGTTCTGACCATCATCATCAAATGTCAAAGTATCAGCATCAATTGTAATACCGCCTGTCTCATCCATAAAACGAGAAACATATGTGGGGTCAAGTCTAGAAGGTAAATCTCCCAATGTTCCTTCCAGTAATGTTTCGAAATCACCCACATGAGCAACAAAGGCAGAAAGGAACCCATTAAGACTTGCGTATGTAATATTAGTAGAACCACCCGTGGCAACAGTTCCAGCAGAAGATGAACCCAGATTGTAGTTAGTAGAACCTATAATGTGTTCGTATGCATTTCCACTGGAAGCATCAAATTCTTTGTTACCATCAACATATATTCTTATACGCTTGTTATTTGAAACATCAACATCTTGACTTACTAAGAAGTGATGCCAAGAACCAACAGTGAATTTGCTTCCAAGTGTTGTTGTTGTTGGCGTTGCTGACCCACTGGAATAACTATGCCATGCCAGATTACCCTGATAATCAATACCAAAACGATAATGATTAGCAGCACCAGCATCACCATAAGCAATAGATGAACCACCACTATCTAGAATTGCCATATAGGAACCCGAAGATGGTAGTGCTGTTACATATACCCAAATTTCTAACTGACCTTCAGCACCAGTTCTCTGATATGGCAGTGATTGCCCTGTAATTGTTCCGTTAAGAACATCCATAGAGGAATTTGCCCAATTAAGCGCATCCGCTCCATTGTTTGCTACACCGAAGTCTGGTATCTGTAGTGTAGAGTAACCAAACTCGCCGTCTGCCAGCATAAGACCTGTATTATCTTGGGCACTATCAATACGCAAGAACTGATTGAGACTAAACTCTTGTTCCAGAGTAAACTGATATTCAGAAGAAAGGTTTATAAGAGCGTCTTCGATAGCATCGACTGCTTCAATACCTGTTGCCAAGTCTTCTGAACTATACTCAAAGAGACGACATTTCATTTTGTATACTGGATTATTGTCTAACTGGTGAAACGGCTCATCATGGTCTACAAAATTAATTTCGAATAATTTTTTGAGTGTGGGATGATATATAAGATCGCCCTCTAACGGTCTGTCTGCATCAGTTACTGCCATCTCTGAAACTATATAAGAAGATGCATCTTCAAATTTGTCTGACGTAATCGTGCCGCTTTCTAATAATAATGAACCGCCTGTAGTATCAGTTTCCGTTTCAATAGTAATCTGTTTTGTTAGTTCCTGATAGCGTGATTTGCTAACTACAAAGGTTGCTTCACTAAGGTTCTGAAGACCGAACTGAGTCATCAACTCACGTTCACCAGCATACCCACCTTCACCATTCTCCATATACATTTCAATAGATACCTGTGTGTTAAACTTAGACAAAGCATCTTCGCCCAAAACATTATCTTCTGCAACTAGTTGCCTATCCAGATAAAAAACGTCATGACCATAAATCTGAATTGCTTCAGCAACCAGATTAGCGTATAAATTTTGTTCTGTAGCAATCGCTGTTAGATTACTAGAATGAAAATGCTTATTGACTGCCATATTATCCCACCATGTAATCTAAAGGTAACTCGAATGAGAGTTTAATTTCTTCTTCTAACCTCTGTTGCTCCTCTATTGCCTGAGAGTATATCTGTTCCCCATTCATGGTTACACCACCAAGCATTGCTACACCAGAGAACTTGGAAAGGTTTGCTCCCCACTGTTTTTTAATAAGAGATGTTGCATATCTCTTGAGGAAAATATCATCATAGATATCTATGTAAGTATTAGGGTCTAATTTGCGATAACATTCAATGACGATGTAATCTTGATCAGCAATAAAATTATTCTCCCAATCTGTATCCAGATAGAGACGATTCATGTGCTGATTAAAACGAATTGGTGTTTCCCCAATAAGAATATGAGACAAAAGGTCCAGATTGTCCATTGACATCTGATATTGAATAATAGATGTAGATGATAAGTCGAACAGGTCATTAAGACGCAATTGATAACGAACATCAAACAGATTACTACCACCACCTGTATCAGAAAGAGGAAACACCTGTAATACTGAAACAACTGAACTAGGTAGAGGAATGTAGTTCGAGCCTTCTGAC